AGGGCCAAGACGACTTCATGCCGTAATTGAAGAACGTGAGGCGGTCCCCGGCCCCTGCGGGGTCGCAGAAACGGCCCTTGACAGTCCACTGCGAAGCCTCTAGCTCGTAGCGGTAGCGCTCCTCCTGCTGGATCACCCGCTGCGCCAACGTCTCGGTCGAGATGCCAGCCACATAGATCTCCTTGAACAGGACATACGTGCCCGGTTGCAACCAGATTGGCTGGTAGTTGAAGTCGAGTGCTGGCACCTCGCTTGTCAGGTATTGGAACCACAACACGCAAGCCGGGTGGTCAGTTCCCCAGTCAACACCCTGGTAGATAGGACCGTAGAGCGGATGCGGCTCGTAGTGGCGGATGCCATACTCGGGCAGATTCCAGCCAGGGATGTAGGCGTTCTCGTCCTTGCCCTCCCGGCATTCATGCTGAAGCTTCCAAGTACCAGGTGTGTTGCGCTTGAACGAGCGCATGAGATCGACGTACGGCTTCCACCCTCGTGCATGGAATGCCTTGCCATCAATCGGCTTGGTGTTAGTTGGATCAGCAGCATCGTAGACGGCACACACGTGCACGAGGCGGCGCTTCTCGCCTACCAGGTGGCTTGCCGGTGCGTCCATACCCCAGACACCCTTGGTGACACGGTGGCATTCGCACAGTGAGTTCGGGTCCCGGCCGAGCGCCCGCAGCCGTGCCTCGCGCTCATCCTTGAGGGCACACTGGCAGTTGGGGACCTCGGCGATCGTTTCCCAGATGCACCACACGTAGACATCGAACTGCGGGATGTCACCTGCCTTGATGTCAGCCGAGCACTCGTCCAGGATGTCTTGCATGCGACCCTTGAGCGAGTTGCGGGTACTGGTGGCGATGTCCTGAGGCGGGATGACACCGTGAAAGTGTGCCATGAAGGTTGGTAGTGGCCCGCTGGCCGGTAGCGACACGGCCATGCCTCGGGACTGGTTCCAGACCGGCTCCTCCATCATGTCGATCTCGTCGGCATGCGCCTTGGCAGGGTGGGGACCGGAGACGGCGTTCTCTGAACCGGCAACCACCTCGACACGAGAGCCGGTCTTCCAGACGGTGTGGGACTTCAGTGGCTTGTCCTGGATGAAGTCCTTGACGACGTTTGTACGTCTGCCTGTCTCCTCGTCGCGCTTGTAGCACCAGTCTTCGATGTGCTGGTAGCAGCGTTGACCCTGGCCCTCGGTTGCGCCGAATGACATCGACTCACAACCAGGTTTATAAGTGGAGTTGAGGAAGTGCAGGCAGGCGACGATGAACGTCTTGCTGCCACCGCGATTGGCGAGCGCGAGCCCCGCCGACGTGCGCTCGAAGTAGAGATCCGCGAGGAAGGTGAACGGCGCGATGTGGTCTGGGCAGACCGCAACACGCGGGATGTCAACTAGGAGGTTTTGCTTGCACCAAGCGTGAAGCTCATCGTCGGTTTGCGGCCCGTCGTAGCGCAGCTTGCGTGACAGGATTTGGATGCGCTGGACGATCGGCCTTAGCGTCTCCGCGTCCATTCGCTCCAGCACCGGGAGCGACAGCCCCATTGCCAGGAGGACTGGATGGATCTCCGTTGCGTTGGCCGCTTGCAGCAGCGGGTGCACTGGGCTTGCGCTTGGCTGTGCGCTTATTACGCTTACGGGTGGCGTTGCGGCGCCGGTCTTCCGCCTTGCGTTCTCGGCTATCGATCTCAGCGACGGCTTGCTCCGGCGTAGGGATCGGAGCGAAGGTCGCGGTGATGACCTGTCCGGTCTGCGCGTCGTTGACGAGGTCGTAGAGGGCGGCAATCAACTCCTCCTTGCTGGCATCATTGAGGTCGGCTTGGTCCTCGCTGAGTTGGAGCTTTGCCTCCTTGTGCTCCATGTCAACGATGAGCTTGATGGCATCCAGGTTGATGCGCTCACCGGCGTCTGTCGCCAGCGCTCGCTCCAGTGCCTTGGTCACCTTCGTGCCGAGCTTCTGGCGCACATAAGCCGTCAACTGGACGGAGATGCGCTCCTCTCGGCCTGGCCGACCCTGACCTCTGCCAGGACCACCCAGCTTGCCCTCGTAGACCATCTGGAGGGCTCTGATCTGCGGGTTGGTGTGGTACTTCTCGTCGGTCGGCAGCTTGGGGCTCGCCCCTAGGGCAGTTAGCTGCTCCAGAGCCGAAACTTGGCGTGCGGAGAGGCCAACATCCTCCCCATCGGGGTTCTCGTACGGTACAACGTCGGCTGCCATAGCAGGGGATTGTACCTAAAGAGGCGTTCGTTGCCTAAGGTTTCGTGTCCACTCGGGTGGCGCTACTGAGCGAGGTGTAAATCCGGCTGCTCCTACTGCCTTGTTCCAGCCGCCCTCGCCGAACAGGTTGTAGACCGTTCTGGTGGAAGGAACCCAAACGGGCAAACCAGCGTTGCTCGACCACTCATTCGCATACGGTGGCCTGCCATGCTGCTTATGCCACTCCTGCATCGCCTCGATGACCTGCGACCGGGTGAATTTGGGCTTGCGCTTCTTGCGTTTCTTGGCAGGCTGCTTGCTCTTTGCCTTGCGTGCCCGAGCCCGCTCGCCAGTCGGATCGACTAGCAACTCACCTGCGTAGGAGACCGAGATGCCCATCTCCCTGGCAACAGCCGATATCGACAGGCCCTCTCCACCGCTTCCTTCTACCCTAAGCTGCTGCGCAATGGCAGCCTGCTGGGCACGGCGGGTCATCGTCGTTCAAGTAGCTCCGGGGCAGCGAGCGCATGAGTCATCGCGTCCGCCTTATCTGGGCCACCCCGGTTGACAGCACCGAACTTGAAGTCCGGGTACATCAACTTGATTGTCTCGAACGCGAACTCTTTCTTGGAGTTGGCTGGGATGCCAAGTGCCGCGTTACGAGCGCTGCCGACCATGGGGTTGAGCACTATGGCACCGTACTGCTTCCCCGCCAGCAGTGCAACCCCCTCGAAGCGTGAGAGGATCTGGATGACCTGGCGGTTGTGGAAACCGGCGACCTGCTCAACTGACACGATGTCAGGTCGAAGGGTGATGAAGCGGAAGACCAGCCACTTGTGGAAGTGGTTGAGCTTGTCAGGCTCACTGTCCTTTGGATTGGGGTACTTCCAGCCCATAGCCACAACCGGCTCGCCGTCCACGGCCAGACCGATGGCACTGTAGCCTGCCTTCGCTATGTCAACCCCAATGACTCTCATTGCTCTGGGCCAAGCACACGTATACGTTCGGCACGAGCCTCTTCACGACACCCAGCAGCATCCAACATGTCAGCCCACTTAGTCGTCCAAGTGCCGTCGTTGACCGGCTGCGCAAGACGGTGAGTTGGTATCGACAAAGCCACCAGGATCTTCCGGTTCAACTCCTCGATCTCATGCTCGATGTCCATCAGCGCCGCCTCCACTTGCGCCGGTCGTAGCCATTGCTGACATGCAGATGAGCAGGGTGATCGCCCTCGTACTCGCTGGCTATCCGCTTGAGTTCGGTCCAGGCAACTGGCTTGTTGTAGGCGCCCTCAGCGCCACAACGCTCGAACTTGGTATCACGAGGGCGCTTGTACTGAGCCCAGTAGAAGCGCGGCTCACCGCGCACGTGCTCATCGAACAGCAAGAACACCGTGCCGTCTGTGCAGGTCACCGAGAAAGCCTTGCTGTCAACTTCCATGTCACTCCTCGTCATCGTCGTCGTCACCGGCAAGGTACCTGTCGTAGTCCTCGCACTCTGGGTTGGCACAGAACCACCCGAGGAAGTCTCCGTCGTCGCTCTGGAACGACTCGCTTGACATCGGTGCACTGCACTTCGGACAGAGCTTCATCGCTGCTGCTCCTCCAACCATCGCCGCTGTTCGGCCATCGCGCCGGTCACCATGCCGCTGGCGTAGCAGACGGTGAACAGGTCTACAGCGTACTGCTTCTTGGCGTAGGCGATGCGGAACAGGTTGCTGGCGGTGACCTCACGAGAGAAGGCCATCGCGTCGGCCACCTCGAACTCCACGACCAGGAGCCCTGCCCGGACGCTTGGGCCATCCGTGTCAAGCGCCCTTACAGTTGGCAGCTTACGACGAGTGAGTCGCAACACCGCGTCGCGAGCATCATCCAGGTCGTCGTAGTCGATCATGACCAATCCAGCAGCTTCCAGCCGAGATCGGTCACCAGATAACGACCCTCCTGGAAGAACTGCTTGCTCAACGTCATGTAACCCTTGACAACCATACTGTCAGCAGCAGCCTTCTGAGCGCCCCAGAACATACGGTCGCCGTGGCCACAGTCCACCAGGACATACCACTCCTCACGGGTGTAAGTCTTGTTGAACTCTGTCCTAGGGTCGTCTAGCGGTTCGCTCATGTCTAGCGCCTGGAGCGCCCTGCACGTCCACTGCCCCGTCCGCCACCACGGCTGGTGCCTGCACTTCGGCCACGGGTGCTGCTCCGGGGCGCCTCGTCCTGGTCCTCGGTCTCCACGTCATCGGCCACAAAACCACCAACTCGGCTGACAGTGGCATGGCGGATCTTCAGCGTCTTGCCCAGTTCGCGGAAGCGCACGTAGTCGCTGTAGGCCGACTGCTCCAGAGCCCGCGCCGTGACGACAGCCTCCTGAGTGGCAGCGTCGGACTTGCGCTTCTGCTCACTGCTCTGCTGGCTGTCCAGGACCGCCACGTCTTCGAGGTAGTCACCGACTTGCTTGTAGAAGCCGTGGTTGACGTACGCCTTGGCAGCGTGCCAGATCGAGGTGGACAGGCACGAGGCGAAGTCGCCAAGCAAGTTGCTAAGTGAGTCGTGGTCCTGGCTGGCGATGTCCTCGGGAAGCTCAGGCATCTCACCGTCCCAGTCAGACGGCTCACCGAGCCCCGCCAACGCCAACGCCCGATCATGCATCCGAGCGTTGACGAAGGCGGTAGCCAAGCCGCCAGGGACCAGGTCGAGCAGTTCCTCTTCGGAGATGCCCTCTTTGGCAGGGCGCTTGCCACCCAGCCCTCGCAGCTTGCCAGGCATCAGCCTGCGGCCACCGAGACTTCCTCGTAGCCCGCCGCCAGCAGGTCGGCGACCGCGCCCATGGCACCGTAGATGCCGTAGGCGGTGATGTCCTCGTCGCCACCGGAGATGACGAACACGCCAGCCCCGTTGTTGGTGACAGGCTCGGGCTCCTCGTCCGGCTCCTTGCTGCTGGTCGCCGTGCCACGGCGCCGCGTGCTGGAGGTTGTGCGCGTACGTGAGGCA